TGATCGCACCGGCGCCACTCTGTGTGGGGGGGATGTTCATTTGGCACAGGTAATCGGGGGTGAAAATTTTGGCCTGGTGTTTGTTGAACCCAATAACCGTGCGGGTTTCAGGGAGGCAGGAGGGTAAAAATGGCGGCGCGGGATTTTGGTTTTTTTTGGCACGGTTTCAAGCAATTTCGGCCCGAATTGCGCAATTCTTGGCACACGCTTGATTAAAAAAGAACAGGCGGCGTTAGCGCTTTTTGTCGAAGATCGTGGCGGCGTCCGACAGGGCGATGCCAGCTTCGAACCAGGCCTTCATGGACGGGGCGGCGACGGCGGCGGAAATCTTGAGCAGCAGGGCCTTGCCCTTGTCGTCGGCCTGGTTGAAACGGGCTAGCAGGGTGGCTTCATCAGGCGTCATGCCGGCCTTGGCGGCTCCTGTGGCGAGGCCGGAGGTTACCTGGGCGTGCAGAACCTCAATTTGACCCAGCGCGGCGCCCACTTCCCGCGCGGCTTGCAGCTTATGAAGCGGCGTGCCGGTAATTTCGGCAATCTTCTCCAAGTCCGCTGCCGGCGGGGCTTGGCGGCCTTCCAGCCAGGCCAGTAGCGGGTCAATCCCGCAGCCCAAACGGGCTACTACCTCATCAATCGACAGGCCGCTATCGCGGATCGCCGAGGCGATGGCCGCGCCGGTCATTTCGGCTGGCTTGCAGTACTTTTCCCCCTCTCCGGTCAGCACCCAGGTCGGGCTGATGCCGAACTCGCGGTGGAGCGCCTGCAGGAACTCACCGTCAGGCATGTACTCGCCTCGCTCGACGCGGCTAACAGTGCTTTTGCTGACGCCAATTTTGGCGGCAAACGCCGGCTGCCCCGAGTCTCCGCGCACTTCTGAAACGCGAATCCCAATATTGACACTACCCGCCAAGCGACACCCCCTTTCGCTTGGCGGTTTGTCCACAACCGCCAAGCGACCTAAATGATTGATTACAAAACAAAACAAATTTTGCGCCAAATATTCCGCTTGGCGATTTCAAAATTGAATTCAAATAACCGTTGACTTCAATTTTGATCAGATGTCAAAATTGACTCGCACGTTCGACAAACCACCGAGGCAACCATGCAAAAAACCACTACCGACTGGCTCTGGGACGAAGTCCTGGCCGCCCTGCACTGCGAGGGACTGACCCTCCATGCCCTAGCCAAACGGCACCAAGTTCATGTGCAGGCGATTTCCATCGCCCAGCACCGCCCGGCCGCCACCACCGAAGCCCGTATTGCCGAGGCCTTGGGCATCCTGCCGCAGCAAATCTGGCCCTCGCGCTACAACCCGGACGGCACGCCGTGTTCCCGCCGCGAAGGGCATGGCCAATGGATGGGTAAATCCCTGGCCGTGCGCGACACGGCGATCAAGAAACTGGCTGCGGCCCGCGAGGCTTGTGTGCTTGGAACGAAGTCTAACGGCTGCCCCAAAAATGGCAACGTCGATCTTTCGGCACACGTTTGACAGGCGCATGGTTTAGGAGACTGACATGAGCGTGATCAAAAGTCTTGCCGTCAAGCACACCGCCACCTTCAAAGGCGAGCCGCTGGTTGTCTTCCGCGAGCTGCCTGGCGCCGATGCGGGACTGACCCCCGCGCAAATCCGTGCGCTGGCCGCTGTGCTGATGACGATTGCCAACGACTGCGAAACGCATGCCCGAGGCGTGCGCCGTTACGCCGACCGCCGCCACGAATACCCGGTTGAGGCGTGAGATGAAACGCATTCCCGACTTGTTGACTGCTGATTTGTTCGACGTGCCACAGGCGGCACCGGAGCGGCCCGGCAGCATGGCGCTGGCGCGCGAAATCGCGCATGTGATGAGCGAGGCGCTGAAGGCCTGCCCGCATGACCGCATTGAAGTCGCGGCGCGGATGACGCGGCTGCTGGGTCGTGAAGTCAGCCTCTCCATGCTTAACGCCTACACGGCGGAATCGGCGGAGCGGCACACGATCAGCCTGGAGCGGGCGATTGCTTTCGACGCGGCGACCGATGGCTACGGGCTGCTCGAATTCTTTGCCAAGCAGCGCGGGTGCTCGCTGAACGTAGGCAAGGCGGCGTTACTGGCCGAACTGGGGCGATTTGAGCAGATGAAGGCGGAAATTGCCAAGCAGGAACGGGCGATCAAGAAATATCTGGAGCAAAAGGAATAGTCATGGATAAGACCACCTGCCTGCGCGTGCCGCTCGGCGTTATCGGCGCGCGCCTTCCCGAGGTTTATCACGTTGCACTCGGCTGGATCGACGATGACGGTGAACGTGAGTTCGGCCTGCAAATGTTTGCAGATGGCAAGTCCTTCTGCAGCTGCACCCTGCGGGCGACGGAGGCGGTATTTTTCCAGCTTTATCTGGAATGCCTGACCGGCGAGACTCCCGCACTGCCAGCGGCCCAGTTGCGCGGCATCGCCGGATGCGCGCTGACCCAGTTGCAGATGCGCCTATACAACAGTGGCGGTCGCCTGAACGTATGTGCCGGCGTCGGGATCGAGGCCGGGCGGTTGGTTTTCGCCCTGGTGCGCGACGACGGGCAGCGTTTTCTGGTCGGCCGACTTGACCCCGCCAGCTACCCGGACCTGGCCCTGTTCGTGAGGGCGCTCGGCGAGGCCTTCAAATGAGCCACGACCTCATCAACACACAGGAACTGTGCGCTGCGCTCGGCCTGACGCGCGACCAGTTCCGGCCGGTGGAAAAGCAATTCCCCGCCGCGACGCTTGTTGGCTCTTCACACCAAAAGCACTGGCCCGTCCACGTCCTGCCGGAAACCGTCACCTACAAGCGCAAACCGCTGGCGGTGCGCAGCCCGGCCTTGCAGGCGGTGGTCAAGCGGACGTTCATCGCGGGCGTGCCGGAGACGGCCACGGCGGCGGCTCCGGTGGCCACGGCCAAGCTGCGCCTGCCGGCGGTACGGCAGGCCATCGCGGCGGATGAGGCCGACGCCGAGCAACTGCTGGTGCGCGATGCGCGGTTGGCCATCCTCAACATGATCGCCGGGGCGGTGCGCCGCGACAACATGACTGAAGCCAAGGCGATTGAGGCTTGGCTGGCGGCGCTGGCCGACGACTCATTGCCTGCGGCGCAGCAGCTGTGGTGCGCAATTGCCAACAACAAGAGCGGCTTTGCCTGGGAGGTGACTTACGACGGCGGCGGGCCAACGGCGACACCCCTGGCCGGGCAGGAAATCGGCTTTTTTGCCAAAAAACTCAGCAAGCGCACGGTGCAACGCTGGATTGAGTTGCGCGAGAAAGGCGGCGACGACGCGTTGATCCCGCGCAAGCGCGGCAAGGATATGAGCGTGCCGGCTTGGGCGCCGTATTTCCTGGAGCACATGCAGCGACCGCAGAAACCGACGCTGAAATCGGCCTATGAGGCGATGGAAAAACAGCTCAAGGCGGACGGCTGGAAGCCGCACCTGGGGGCCGGTCCGCTGAAGGCCAGGGAATACCCGGATTATTCAACGGTGACCAAGTGGTACAAGACCAAGTACAGCAAACTGGATGCCCAGAAGGGGCGGAATACCGGTAGCGCACTGAACCCATTCAAGTTCCATCATGTGCGTTCCGCCGAGGGCATGCTGCCCTTGCAGGAGGTGCATTCGGACGGCTGGAGCACGAAGTTTTACGCACCGCACCCGATTTCCGGCAAGTGGGTGACCGGCGAGGTCTGGCACAGCCACGACGTGGCGACGCGCAAGGCCTATGTGCATGAACGCAGCATCGGCCTGTCGGAATCGACTATGGTCATCATGGGCAGCCTGTACGCCGTATTTGTCGAGGACGGCGAACCGCTGTTCTGGCAAACGGGCAATACCGGCGCGGTAAAAAATGACCGGGTGGAATTTGACCCGGTGGCGTCGATGGCGGCGCGGCGCTCCATCGAGATCGTGCACAACCTCCCCGGTAACAGCCAGGCGAACGGGATTGCCGAGTCGTTCAACCGTTACCTGCAGGAGCGTGCCAAGGAACTGGCGACCTACAAGGGCGATGGGCAGGACAGCAAGACGAAGATCCGAATTCACAAGATCACGAACAAGCTGACCAAGGCTGCCAGCGCGGCAGACGCCACCGAATTCAACCGCTTGCGGGCGGAGGCTGCAAAGGTGGGCTGCGGCATCGTGTTTTCCTGCTGGGCCGATGCGGTGGCCTGGGTAAAACAGGTGGTGGCGGAGTTCAACGATATGCCGCACCGCAGCTTGCCGAAGATCAGCGACCCGGTGACGGGAAAGCGGCGGCACATGACGCCGAACGAGCGGATGGAGGAATTCATTGCCGATGGCTGGGAACGCAAGCCCCTATCTGGCGAGGAACTGATTGACGCCTTCCGTGTGCATGAGATGAAGCGGGTGACACGCGGCTGCATCCAGATCATGGGCCAGCGTTACCACCATCCCGAGCTGGATCACCACAACGGCGAAGACGTGCTGGTGGCCTACGACATCGAGGACGGCAGCCAGGTTTATATTAAAAACCCGGCAGGCGCCTACCTGTACACGGCCAGTTTCTGCGAAAGCCGGAGTTACCGGATGCAGAGCTTTGTCGAGATTGCGCTCAACAAGCGGGTCGACAAGCAGCTTGAGCGACTGGATACGAAGAAGACAGCGATTGAGGCGCAGCGGCCGGGCTATGTCATTGACGCTCCCAGGTCCAGCCAGATCGTCATCGGTGGACGAATCATCGAACACGAATCAATTTCGTCACAAGTCGAGCCCGTTGAAGTCGCCGTGCCGCAAGCAAAGTCTGTCGTTTATGGCGAATTGCCGCGCGCACGCGAAGAAATCGTCAATACCAAGCCCACGTCAAAAACCATTCCGCGCACTGAGCGCCCTGTGGCCGACAACTACGCTGAATGGCTTGACTTGAAGGCCCGCAAGGCTAGTGGCGAGGTACTCACCCGCATCGACGACAGGTTTATCGACAGCTGGCCAGATTCCAACCAGGGCAAGGCCTACCTCAAGTTCCTCCAGCGGACTCAGGAGAGCCAGCCATGAGCGAACGCGATTACTCGCTACCGATTTCGTGGTCGTCGGCGCTGCCTGGCGAGCGGGTGACCACCGAATCCGGCTTTTCAGGCACAGCCACCAACGATTACTTCGTTCAGTACGGGGAACTGTTCCGCCGTTTCTCGTGGTGCAGCGATTCGATTGCTCATTCACCGGCCTGGTCACCGAAGGGCGAATGGTTTGCCGTTCGGGCGCACTGGAAGCAATTCAAGAAGAAGGCCGTCGCGTAACGCAAATACGCGACGGCCGGTTACTGCAATCCACTCACATGGAGCTTTGAAGATGTCACAAGTTGCACAGATTCACAACCTCAACTTAGTTCGCACCGCCGCCGAGCGGCTGGTTGGTCGAACTTCCAGCCTGCCAGGCATGGCAGCCATGTTTGGCCCCGCCGGCTGGGGCAAAACGATGGCGGCGAGTGCCATTGCCAACGAAAACCGCTCCTACTTCGTCCAGATGCGTAGCGCCTGGGGGCGCCGGGCTCTTCTCGAAAAAATCCTGTTCGAAATGTCGATCAAGGCCACCGGGACGATCCCGCAACTGCTCGACCACGTCTGCGAGCAACTGGCCACCAGCGGCCGGATGCTGATGATCGACGAATTCGACCACTGCACGCGCAACGACGCAATGATTGAACTGGTCCGCGACATCTACGAGGGCAGCCAGGCGACGATCCTGCTGATCGGCGAAGAGCTGTTGCCGCAGAAACTGAAGCGCTGGGAGCGGTTTCACTCCCGCATCCTGAGCTGGATTCCGGCTCAGCCGATCAGCGTCGACGATGCCGCCAAGCTGGCACCGATTTACTGCCCCGATGTCCATGTCGCCACCGACTTGCTGGAACACCTGGTCAAGATGTCCAGCGGAAGCGTTCGCCGGGTCTCGGTGAACCTCGCCAATGTCTACGATGCAGCGGCGGTTGAAGGCTGGGAGACCGTTACTCGGGCCACTTGGGGAGATCGCCAGATCTACACCGGCGAGGCACCTCGGAGGACGTTGTAATGGGCGGCAGGATGGCCCTTCCCTCCATGTCCGGTCGCCGGGTGCTGATGAATCTGCATCTTGGCAAAGACATTGGCCACGGCCTGGCGGGTGCGTCGACCGGAACACTGTGCGGAACGATTGCCGCGCTGCAAGCACGCGGACTGCTCGATAACGAGCAGTGCCTCACCGAATCCGGCCGCTGCATGATCCTGCAACTGACCGAGACCCCGGAGGTGCATCGTGCCGCGTAAGCCGATCAGCAGCTACACCGGAGGCAAAGGTCCGCGCCAGAAGATCTGGGAGGCGATTCGCGCTCAAGGCAAAGAGGCCGAATGGGAAAAATACCGGATCGCCCGCATCGCCGACGTCAATGACCAAACGGTCGCCACCTACCTGCAGTCCCTGGCCAAGGCCGGGATCATTGAAGAAGCCAGGCGCGAGAAGGTTAACAACGTTGCCGTGCGGATCTGGTATCGCCTGCTGATCGACAAGGGGGTCGAAGCACCCCGCGTTCGGCGCGATGGGAGCGAGGTCACCCAGGGGCTCGCCCAGGAACAAATGTGGCGGACGCTGCGGATGCTTTCTTGCGACACCAACGCCCGCGAACTGGCCGCAATCGCCAGCACCGAGAAAATCACGGTGGCCGAATCAGCCGCTGCCGATTACCTGCAGGTGCTGTTCCACGCCGAGTACCTGGATCAAATCAAGCCGGGGAGTCCGGGTGTGCAAGCACGCTATCGGCTGGCCAAAACACGCAACACCGGCCCGTTGCCCCCGATGGTCTGCCGTACCCGCGTGCTTTACGACCAGAACCTCGGCGCTGTGGTCTGGGCGGATCACGTCACGGAAGAGGACGCGATCTATGGCTGATGTCGATATCGCATTTGCCTTGGCGTTGCTCCAGGCCGAGGTCGAGCGTGACCCAAACGGCAAAGCCGGCGTCGCCCGCAAGTTGGGCAAAGGATGCGGCCGGGTGCTGCTCTCGCGAGTGTTATCCCCGCGTGACGACTTAACGATGTCGCCGCAACTCGCAGAGCGAGTCGTCGCTGTGTATCACCAGAGCGTGACTTGCCCGGCCACTCAGCAAGTGACGCCCAGGGCCGATTGCCTGCGCATCGCCAGCAGCGCGGCACCAACCCACAACCCCCGATCCATGCAGGTCTGGAAAACCTGCAAAGCATGCCCCCACAACCCGGTTTCAAACGGAGGAAAGCAGCCATGATGCGTCTCAAAACCCTCACCGCCCTGCGCCGCCGTGGCGCTGCAGTCAAGCGGATCAACCGCAGCCAGCACCGCCGCGAGCCGCGTTCGATGCTGCGCAGCCAGGCTCACGCCCATCGCTATTTTTGGCTCACCGGGGCTGCAGCCTGGCGCCAGGTCGAGTTCATGCATCGTCTCCGGGGCGAAACAGCATGAGCGCCTCGGTTCATATCCTTCCGGGCGGCCGAAAGTCCCTCCAGGAGCCGCTAACGCTGCAACAGATGCTGGCCGGCGTACGCGAGATCGAGCACACGGCCAACTGGCTGCTGACGCACCAGATCTGCGTGTTGGGGTTTCGCTGCAGCCGACTCGGGCTCTTGATCGCCGTGGCGCCGCATCCCCGTATCTACATCCTGGCCAAGGGCACCGCCGAGCGTTGCGAGTTCCGCCAAATCGGCGCCCTGCGTTACGAGCGTTGGGAGTTCGCCCGATCTACCGTGCGAGTGACTTGGGAGGAAGTGGTGTGCGTGCATTGACCAGCTTACTTGGCACCCCCGCTCGTTTTGCTGCCCGCCTGTGGCTGGCCATCAAGTTCTGGCTGCGCCTCCGCTATTCCTGGCATTTGGCCTGGACCAAGGCCGCACGCTGACAAGCATGCCCCTTCCCCCCCACAACCATTATTTTGACCCGAGGAGTTAGCCCATGCCTGAAGTGACCCTGGCGATGATCCGTGCCGCCGCACAACGCCTGGCGGATGCCCGCCGTGAATCGACCACCCGCGCCACCGCACTCGAACACGACCTGGCACAAGCCGCCACGCCGATTTACCAACGCCACCGCGAAGGCATCGATGCCGCTGCAGCAGAGGAAGCCGAAGCGCGCGCAGAACTGCAAGCATTGGTCGATGTGTCTCCCCAGTTGTTCCAGCGTCCCCGCTCCGTGCTGGTCGATGGCGTCAAATGCGGCTACCGCAAGCAGGAGGACGGCATCGACTACGACGATGAAGCTTCCGTGATCGCCCGTATCCGGGCGCTCCCCGAGTTTGCCGAACTGGCCAGCGTGCTGATTCGTAGCGAAGAGCATTTGAACGCATCGGCAATTGACCAACTCGATGGCCACCAGCGCCGCCGCCTCGGCATCCGCACGGTCACCGGTGCAGACCAATCGTTTATCACCTATGCCGACACCGACGTCGAAAAGTTGGTCAAGGCGATCATGGCCGATGCCGCCAAGCGCCAGGGTGAGGATGAAGCGCCCAAGAAAGCGAAGGTGAAGCGGAAGGAGGTGGCGTGATGGGCGGGCTCGACCAATACGAAATTTCCCTTCTTTCCGATTTCATCAGCGAACACTGGAGTCATTTCCTAGCGTTCTGCGAAGAACGCGAGATCGATGAACCGCAAGCCGAAGAGCTTTCCAACAAGATCGACAAGGCAGCTGGCCGCACCTGACCCCAAACCCTCATTTCAAGCCCGTGATATCGCGGGCTTCTGAAGATGGTTTTAGCGGAGATTGAACATGAAACCGAGCAAAGAAAAAAAGCAGGAAATGATCGACCAACTGAGCCTTCCCTGGGGTCGTGTTGAACTGCTCTGCGATGGCTATCGTATTGCATTGTGTGTTCTGCAAACCTCTGCACTCAAATTCAGGGTCTTTACCTACGTCAACGGGGTTTGGGAAGGGAAGTGGACGATTGGTACTGAGACATTCCCCGAGCAAAAGTTTCTGAACCGCAGAGAAAGGCCGCTGGCAACATCTACTGACAAAGCCAAGGCCGAGAAAATCTTCGGGAAACGTGCCGTCGCCAAAGACCCCTGGTATTCGAAAAAGCTGGTTACCTACGACGTCAGTTGGGCCTCTGGAAAAGTGGCCATCAATCACCTGTTTCGGGTTTGCGATTCGGTGCAAGTTGTCCCGGCGACTGGCGAGGAATAAACCGAATGGATCGCCTCAAAAAACAATCCCGCATCCGCGCCGTGCGTGCTGCCTGCCGTGCCTTGGGCATAGATGACGATCTGCGCAAGGAAATTCAGGTTGGGGTCACCGGCAAAAACAGCCTGACGGACATGACTGCATGGGAGTTGTCAGACCTACTGGATCATCTGAACCGCCGGGCCAAGGGGACGGCTCAGAACGAATGGAAATTCGTGTTCAAGCTCGCACAAGACCGCCAGCCACACGCGAAGAAAATTTATCGCCTGGCAGAACGGATCGGGGCAGCACAAACACCCCCGGTGGCAGTGATGAGCAAGGCTTACATCGAAGGAATCACCCAGCAAATGACGGGCACCGAGCATCCGCTTGAGTTTTGCGATGCGCAGCAACTGCACAAGGTCGTGCAGATGCTCGAAACCCACTGCAAGCGGATTGGTGCATGACAAACCTGCCCCCCATGATCCTGGAAATGATCCGGCTGATTGGCTACGCGAAGGCAATGGAACTCGTCAAAGAGTTTGGTGGCCAGGAGTTGCTCATTACCAAAAACCCCGGCAGCGAAAGCTGGGCCGCGCTTACCGAGGTCATCGGAGGGGGGGCAACGGAAATACTTGCCAGGGAATTTGGTGGGGAGCGAGGGATTTACATTGCGAAGTGCGATGCAGCCATCCGAGCAAACCGCAACAAGGAAATCATCCGCCGCTTTAACGAACTCACAGAGAAGGGACAGAGCGTGAGAAAAGCGGTATCCGTCCTGGTGCGAGAGTTTTCGATGTCTTCCCGGCGGGTTGAACAGATCGTCAACTCGCCGGAGCCCGCCGCAGTTGAGCTATCGGCTCAAATGAGCCTGCAGCTATTCTGAGGGTTTAACGCTGGCACCGATTTCGGTAGCCGGCGTTACTTTCTTGAGTTGGAGGTCGGTGTAAAGCATCACTGTCGACTTATAAGCGAACATGATGACAACTATGTATACCGACAACGCTAACCCAACAAAAATTCTTTTCCGGCCTTTTGAAAACTCGGATTTAATTTTTCTGATGCCATAGCAGATATTCCAGAAAAACAGGAATAAGGCGCTGACTGCGACTCCTATACCAATAGCTAAGGCAGAGATACTGCCAAACGGTATCTCTGCTCGGTATTTCATGACGGCCCCACCACTAATCATCAGTGTGGTGCTGATGCCGATATTTCTAAAATGATCGAAGACGAATCGAATCAAATCATCTTCGCTCATATTTTCAGGTTTCTCCTGCTTGGGCGTATTGCCCTGATCGCAAGGGGGAAGCCCTTCCTTCTCCATTGGTTGCTCCTCGGCAAATAGAATCCCGGTCTTAGACGGTGCGACCACCGCTGGTGTTAGAGCACCAGCGGCAGCCACCGCTCGCAGAGCATGCCTGCGTTAAGCCAAGGCACCGTGCTGTGCACACAGCGGGCCGAAGGCTATCACGTTGGTATAGACCGTGGAAATAATTCGCTGTAGCGATTGCAAAAAAAACTGGCGGAAGCCGAGTACATCCGCCTCTCGATCAAGTGCCCGCGCTGCGGCCACATCAACCACAAGAAGGCCGGCGAGCCTCTCAGTACGGAGAATCGTCTTGCCTCACCCAAGCCCCATCGTTCCCTGGATCGGCGGTAAACGTCGGCTTGCCAAGCGGCTGCTGCCGCTGTTCCCAGAACATCAGTGTTACGTCGAGCCGTTTGCCGGTGGCGCTGCCCTCTATTTTCTCAAGGCGCCTTCCGACGTCGAAGTGCTCAACGACATCAATGGTGAGCTGGTCAATTTGTACCGCGTGGTCAAACACCACCTGGACGAGTTGATCGCGCAGTTCCGCTGGTCGCTGATTGGACGGCAGATGTTCGACTGGCTGAAAAAACAGCCGGTCGAGCCGCTCACGGATATTCAGCGGGCAGCCCGTTTTCTTTACCTTCAGAAAATGGCGTTTGGCGGCAAAGTCGCCAACCAGACGTTTGGGGTCAGCACCACCAATATGCCCCGGCTGAATCTGGCTCGTCTAGAAGAAGACCTCTCTGCAGCCCACCTGCGGCTTGCTCGCACTTATATCGAGCACCTCCCCT